TAAAATTGTAGGAGATGTTGAAATTGTAGTATCTAATTTAATATTATTAGATATAATAAGTTGATTATTTCCAAAATTAAGATAAAAATCTAAAAAATAAGATTCACTTTCTCTTTCTTGAATAAAATTTGTTGCTTGTTCAACAAAATCAACTATATTTAAATCAATACTATCTAATCTTAATTCTGTTCTATTAGAAGATATTTCAGATATATAAAGTTGTTGAAGTTGAGAACCTATTTTTTTATTAAAAAAATTAAAATAAGTAATATAATTTCCTTGATTGTAATTATAATTTAAAAGAACATTTTCAGGATCTATTTGAATTTGGGAAATATTGTTATTATTTCCTGGGGACTGTCCATTATTTAAAATCTGGTATTGGGAAAAATTATAATCTGATGAGAGTATATTTTTATTAAGATCATAAATAAAAAATTCTATGTAACTACTAAAACCTAATGCTGTTGTAAGTTCAAATGAAGGAATTAAATTAGTATCCTGTGTCTCATATGTTTGAGAAGCAAAAGTATTAATATTTATTTGGATAGTTTCAGTAGGCATTATTAAGTAGGGAGATTATTTGCTAATTGAAGTGAAAATAATTGTTGTTGAGTTTTTAAAAGTTCTGTTCTTAATTGAGCAATTTCGTTTTGAAGAGATAAAAGAATTTCTTGATTAGCTTCAAAATTTATATACTCACTACTTTTTTTAATTAAATATTCATGGGAATTAGTACTCCCTAATTCAGAAATATCATAAAATAAATCATTATAAAGATTAAAAAAATCACTTACTGTTAGTTGAGAATCTATTTGTTGTTCAATTGTAGATACTCCTAATTGAGTAAAAGAAGTATCAATAACTTTAGAATAATCTCCTTTATTATATACCTGTTTTTGTAACTTTATATTTTCACTCATCCATTTATAACTTTAAAGTAATAATCATCATCATATATAATAGTTGACCCATTAATATTAGTTTTTATTAAAATAGAATAATATCTTTCAGGTTCTAAACCACTCATATAAACATCAAAATAATTTCCATTTATATCAGAACTAATTTGAGTATAATTGTTATCGAAGTTAACAACAAATTCATTGGTAGCCAAGTCTTTTATTGCATAATATGAACTAGTTGGTAAGTAATTTAAACTAGTGAATAATGAAGATGTTTGATATGTTCTAGTAGGATATAAAGGACTTACATTTAAATAAAATCTATTTTTACTAGTAGGATAAAATACACCTGGATTTTCAGATAAGGACATTTTTAAATCAACAGTATTTACAATACTACTTGATGCCGATCCCGTTAATATAGTAGAATAATCTTTCCACCTAAATTCTAAACATGGAGGATAAATTGTATTTGTATCAACACTATAATATTTAAATTGGGGTTGAACATATTGACTAGGATTAAATTCTTGGGAACCTGTTAGTTTTACTATAAATCCATAATTTGGAATAGATCCTGAAAACCAAGAATCAACTACGTTAGTTACATTGGCTTCAAAATCTTTAGCATTACGTAATTGAAAATTAATTAAACTTGATCCACTAAAAGCTGAGTTACCAACATATCCAGGTTGAACATATCCAAATACAACATATAAACTTCCTGAAGTATCATAAAACCAATTACCTCCCCCAGCGGGTCCATAATTTAAATTAAAAGAACTAGTATAATTAAAAGAACTACTTATAGTTGAATATGATCCAAAAGGACTCCAAGGGTTAGATCCAGAATAAGAAGAATATTCCCAAGAAGAACCATCTTGGGAAGATGGATCATTTGCATAATACCCAGTACCATTATTCCATTCTTGAGCTAAAGGTAAAACTTCTAAAAATGTATTTTGATTTAATCCTTGAGCTTCCGCTATAAAATTTTTAAGATATATATTATATTGATTACTATTAATCTTATTAGAAAATATATCTAATATTTCATTTTGATCAAATTGCACTAAGTAACGAGCTACCTCAGGACTTGCATCTAAGCCTAATTTATTAGATACTTCTAAAATAGCATCTAAACCTGTATTCATTAAAGAGTGTTCTGAATATAGAGTAGTATCTTGGGTTGGGAATATTTTATAAATAGCCATTTATAATATTTTGTTATAAATATGGTATTATAAAGGAACTACTTTACCTTTAATATCTTGATTAGGATATTTAACTTCAAAAATACTTGGGTCTAATGAAGGATATATAATTTGATTTTGAGTTGCTCCCGCTATGTCATAGGCATATAAAGAATATCCAGAAGTTGTTCCTGCTTTATTAACAATATTAACATTTTTAACAGTTTGAACTCCTTTAATTTTATCTAATAATATATAAAGATCCCTTAATAATATAGGTTGATTAATTTGCCAGTTATTAATATTAAAATAATCTTGTAATCCATTAATACAAGATAAAAGAACTTCATTATTATTATATTCAGGAAAAACTATAATTTCAAAATGAATACTTATATTAATTATAAAAGCATCTCTAATTTCAATATTATCCCCAATCATTCTGTATTGGGATAAATAAGTTCTTAAATTATCTTTTAATGTTTTTGCAGCATAATCTAATTGACCACTATTATTTAAAGATAAAACAAATAAATTTAAAGTTTCAATTGTAGAAACTTGATTATCTGTTAATTTAGGTTGTTGAATGTATGCTTTAGAAACAGAACCAAAATCAGAAGGCATACTTAAAGCTCTAATTAAATAATCATCTGCAGTAACTGATCGTTTTTGAGATGCTACAAGAGCTAAAGAGTTTTGACGGATTTGTTCAATTGTATCTCCACCACTTCCTCCACTAGCAGCTTCATTATTATTAACGGCTAATGAAGCAAAGATATAATTAGCTGTTATTTGATTTAAATTATTATTATTAAATTTAATATTATTTGTATTTAAATTAGTTAAAGTTCCAACATTGCTATTAGAAGAAACTCCACCTCCACTTAAATATCTTACAGTTAAAGTAGTATTTGAAGGAGCTATACCATATGTTCCTGTATATAAAAAATTTACAGGAGAATAAGCTGTAGTAAGTTTATCTTGTTTAAAAGGAAGCCCTAAACCTACATTATCTATATTAGGGGTAATTTCTTCAGTAATATCAGAAGGAGAACCAGCACCAAATTGAATTAAAATAGTATTAGGAGAAGTTATTCTTGTAGCAAATCGTCTAGCTACTTTTTTAAGTTTTAATAAATAAGGAGTATCATCTGTTTTATTAGGATCATTTATATTAGTATTTTTTATAGTATCTAAAACCATTTCTTGACCTAAATGATCTACTTCATACCATTTATTTCCATCACTATCAATTATATCTAAAATTTTAATAAAACTATTATTTGTTATTGTAACTGTATTGTATGGGATAGGGGCATTAAAAGGAAATGTTATTGTATTAATAGTTGATGAAATAGCTTTTCGTGTTTTTTTTAAAAGAAAATATTGAGGAGAATTATTAGATATTTGATAAATTGTTATATCTGTTAAATCTTGTGAACTTGAAGTTGAAAAATCTACATCATCTTGAATTAAAAAAGAAGCTCCATTAGGAGATGTTATTAAAGTATTTTCACCAATAGTTAAAGAGTAATTAAAATCTGGAACGTACTCTGTGCCTATTTGTATAGCAGGAAGTTGTTGGTAAAATTCTAAATTTACTTGGGCTGCTCCTGTTAATTTAGGTTTATATCCAAACATATATGCTAATTCATATATATTATTTGTTTGTTGAGCATATTGAATAAAAGTTTCTTGGAATTGGTTATCTAAATAAAAACTTAAAACATCTCCTACATATGCTGTTTGTTCCATAAACATCATTCCAGGAGATGCTTCTGAAAAATCATTATATGTTTGAGGAAAATAGGTTTTGCTAAATTCAATTAATCGTTGTCTAAAATTAGAAAAGTCACGATTAATATATTTTATGTCTCTATTTGTTGTAGCCATTATAAAGTTATTGTTTCATTGTTTAAGTTTATTTCTAAAGTATCTACAATATTAGTATTTAATACACTATATTTAAGAGTTACATTTATTTGGTTACTATCATTATCTCCAGTTACAGTAAGTTCATTAACTATAATATTAGAAAAATATATTTGAAGTTTATCATTAATATCTTCTCTTAAAGAAGATAAATTATCTAATGTAATTTGTTCAAATATAAAAGCTCGTAAACCACCCCCAAATAAAGGATTTAATATTCTTTCTCCTGGGTTAGTAAGAAAAAAATTAATTAAATTATTTTTAATAGCATCTTTAGTTTGATAATTTGATATAAAAACCGCAGGTCCATTTAATGGGAGATTTACTCCAACTGCAGTGCTTGCATCAAAATCAATAGGTGCTATTTGTTGAGGGCTAAAAGCCATTATTTAGTATTTAGTAAATTCATTATTTGTTCCATACCTACTTCTCCAGAACCTAAATTACCATTTACTGGGTCTCCATGTGGTCTGAATGATGGTTGAGCGTCTTGGGAAGTAAAACTTAAAGCTGTCTCACCTAAGGCTTCAGCATATTTAGATCTAAAGTCTATTGATGGGGGTGCATAAGCTGGTTGAGTAGGTGTTAAAGGGGGAGAGTAAGATTCTCTAACTATTTGTTTAGGAGACTTTAATGCTTCCAATAAAATATCTTTTAATTCTTCTTGAATTACTTCTCTTACGGCTTCTTTAATTAATTTTTTAAAATCTATGGCTTTCATACGGTTATAAATATAGGGTTAATCTGCTTTTAAATTATTTTGTTCAATATAAAATACTAGTTCATCAATTAATATTTGATCAATAGAACTAAAGGAAAATTCTCCTCTTAACATTACAATATTTTGTTTATTAGTTGCGGTTGCTCTTCTACGTTTTAATGGTTTATCTGTTATTTCTGTTTCTACACCCATTTTAAATCCATTTACATTTGTAACTACAGGAGATAATTGATTAGATTGTTGGGTAGTTAATTGAGTTAATTCTATAGATATTGATTCTTGTTCAGCATCAGGGTAACATTTTTGTATGAGTTGATCAAGTAATTGTAATAATTCAGTAGCTTGATTTAAAACTTGTTTTAATATAACTAAAATAGATAATATACCTATACTAATTTTAGCTAAAGTTTGAATTTTATTTTTATTATTATCTTTAAGATCATCTAATTGAGTAATAATACCTACAGAAAGTCCAGGTACTCCGGGGGCACCAGTTGAAGAGGGAATAGAGGAAAGTAAAGTATTATTAGATTGGTTACTTAAATCTAATGAAGATATTAATCCAGTTGTTACCCCTAATGATTTAGTAGTAATATCTACTACTTTATAAATATTATTTAATTGTTTAACTAAGTTGTTTTTTTTTCTAATTAAATCACTTAATTCACCTTTAGAAGGGCAATTAGATTTATTATTTATTGCATCTAAAATTTTATTTTTATCTTTTGAAATTAAACTAAGAGCTTTAGTTATCCCAAAAGCTGCTACCATAGTTAATATAGAAGGAATTAAAGTTTTTTTTATATTTATAATTTGATTAGATAAAGATTCTTGTATTAAATAATCAGAAGTTTCTGCAATTTGAGAAGAAGATTTTATTTGATTTTGGGTTAATTGGGAAGCTTCAATTTTATCTTGTTCTAAAGCAATATTTGTAGGAATTAATGGGATTACTCCTAAATTAGCTTTTACAGTACCATCTCCTTTATATGGGATTATTTCTATTGATTCATATCCTGGAGAAGAAATTTTAAGAATTTTAAGAGGAGAGAGGGAAGCTGTTTGAGGAGTAGAGGTAGGAGATTGTGGGGGGTATTTAATTGAAAATGCTCCTAAGCTAATTACTTTATTATCTATTCCTTTTCTTTTATTACTTTCTATAAAGATTGGATCTACTTCTTCTCTTAATATTCCATTTTCATCAAAATATACTTTATCACCAACAGGAAGATCACCAAATCCAAAACCTTCCATAGTTGGAGGATTAATTTGTAAATTAAAATAAAACTTTACATCATCTAATTTAGAAAAATCATATGCTCGAGTCCCACCAACAAGACCTTCTATTGAACCTTTTATACCTTTATTTGCTATAAAAGTAGCTAATAATTTACCATCACGATAAGCCTCAATTTCCCAATTATTCCCAGTATCTTTATAATTGTATATTACTGGTATATTTCCTCCATCAATTATTACCTTAGAATCTAAAGGATCAAGAGATGAGGTTAACTTTATTGATATTTTTCCAGTATCCATAAATTATTTATTTTAAAAATTTTTTAAAAAAATCAAACAGAGATTTTTCTTCTGGAACTGGAGCTGGTATCAGAGTTAATTCTTGGGAGGATTCTGTAAATTGAAAATCGGTAAGGGATTTTGGGGTAAGTGGAATAAATGGTTCTGGAGGTGGTGGTGGAGTTAATTGGTAAGTAATTGGTATTGGTTTATTAGTTTCACTGTCAATAACAATTCCTTCAGTTGTAACAACAGATATTTCTGCTTGTTTAAGTATACTTAGCCATTTATAATAATATCCTGCAACCTCTTTTGCACCCTTTTCTCCTGCATTAATGGGTTTTCTTGCTTCGATAATTTTTCCATTTTTAACTCTGTCAAATACGGAATTCTTGTACCCAGGACGGGGTTTCCACATAAATTCAATAGCTATATTATAACTATTTTTTGGTAATAAAGCTAGATCACCGTTGGATAGAAGATTTACGCCAATAACATTTCCTAAAGTTCTATAATTATCCCACCCAGTTAATTGAATTAATCCTCTGCCAAAATAAGGTCTTCCCTTTGGATCAAGACCTCCTTTGATTTCATAATAATTTACTTTATTACCTTTTGTTGATCTATAATAATCTAAAGCTTTTTGGCATGGTCCTTTAGGACCATAAGGGATTCCTGTAGAATCTGGCCTTACTCCATTTGGGTCGGGGCATACATAATCGGCTTCCCATCTTTCTAATGAATACTGACTTTCTTTTTCCGCTGTTCCTAACACGTATGCTGCTTCTCTTATATCAACTATACGAGGATCTGTCAACATCCAAGTTAAAACGTTTATTAAACCATCTTTAAAATAGAATTGTTCAACTAATTCTCCTTTTCTGTTTTTTACATTTGGATTTGTTTTTTCAAATAACTCTATCACCGTTGTTACATTATAATTAAACGCCATTTTTTTAAATTAAGTAGTTTTTACAAAATTAGATTTAATATTATTTATATTGTTATATTCATTTTCAAAAGTACTTAAAGCAGTATTAACAGCATTTAATACTACTGAGTTAGGGGTAGGATTTCCACCTGACCAGTCAGTAATAGTTTTTAAGGAAATACTTATATTTATTAATTCTTTTAATATTGTTTTTAACATATCTACAGTTTTATCTCCTTTTAAGATTGGGTGTACAGCATCAACACTTCCTAATCGAATATCTCTTCCAGAAAAAACCATATGTTTAGATTCCATATTAATACTTAAATTTGAAGATATACCAACTGATTTTTGCCCACTAATTAAAACACTATCAGAGTTTGCATTTAAAACAATTCGATTTGAATTTA